TCACTACTTAGTAGTGAAGGGTGGTGTGATAGTTAGATCACACCACCCGGTGATTTTCAAGGGGATGGAGGCGACTTTGTCCCGCGTCCCCCTAACACGAGAAGGAGCGCTCCGACAGCTTGTAAGACATTCGCAACAAGTACAAGTGTTCCCGTCGCGTGGCTATCAACGATAGCAGCGGCGATACCGATGCAAGTTCCGCCTATGAGAGCGAGAAGTGTGGTAGGTTTATTCATAGTTAACTGTTTCAGAGTTTGTCTTCTTAGTGATCTGCATGACGCACTGATCATCGCTAACTCGCCATTCACCGAAAGTAACAGATGAGGCAGAGTTTTTCCGTTTCACATCAGAAGAATTTGCTTGGTGAAGAGCGATGGCGGCGTCCCAGAGGACACGATGAGTTTTTACGGTCCTATCGAACGGTTGCCACCAGATTACATCAGGCATGGTGCGTGCCACGTTGACGCCCTTCCAGTAGAGCTTATCCCACTGCATAAAGAGCAGAGGAACGGGAGTATCGAAGGACCAGAGGGCGTCTGCGGGGGGTAGAGCGGTCTTTACCCACTCCATGACGGCTTCCGTCTGCTTCTTGCGAGGAAGATTTCGAAAGTAAAGGGCTATCTCAGCAAACGATGTGCTATCGCCCGGTGACGCATGACGGATTAATCGCTGTCTCGCAAAAGCTAACCGCTTCTTGATCGAAGAATCATGAGCCACGTGAGAGTGGAGATACGTCACGAGTTTATCCCACGCTTCTAGAGCCGAATCGCCGCCGATGGCGCCGGCCTGATGCGCAATCGAACTTCGACCAGAGGGAGAACGCCTTACCCTCTCTGCCATGCCGCGCATTACGCGAAGCGTCGCATCGCGAAGCCCCCGCGATGCGAGGAGAACGATAAAGCCCGTTCCTGCAACTAATAAGGTAACGCGTGTGATCGCTGATCTCTGGGTCAAGCTGAGTGCCAACGCCAGCAACGCGCAGAGGCATAACACTAGTGCGATTTGGTATAGACCGAGGTAATGAGTGAAGTGGGCGCGCATAGTCCGGATGAACGTAAAACGACCACTTGTGAATTGATGTTTCATGTTACTTGTTTAAAGATTGAACGAAAAGTTTATGTGCCACGGAAAAACGTCTAGTGGATATGGTTCACCTAGAAGACCAGACTCAGAGAATGACGTCGAGCGGTGATCGGACTCCAAGAGTCGCAGACGCCCGTTCGAAATATGCTTTCTCCTTACTGACCATATCGGAGAGAAGTTCCTTTACTCCGGGAATGTCAACAGCTAAATCATCGAGAAGCTGCTGCGAACTGGGAGCATGTCTATCGCGCCAAAGAGCTTTGACCCACTCGGCGACTGAGGCGTCTGTCATGGTAGTGCGGGCAACCTCTTTGTTAATATTGTCACGCAACCGGGATAGGCGGGCGATCTGAGAACGCTTTCCCATAACTGTAGCATCAGGGGCAGTAGAAGGAGGAATAGGAGGCATACCCTCCAATAGCTCGTCAATGAACTGGACAGCAACGCTGACAGAACGGAGGGCTTCCGCTAGCCGCCGACGGAGAGTCCTGAGAACGGCGTGAGTAACACGAGCTTCAGCTGCTGAAATGGACTGGTGGTTACCCGTACCAAAGGCGTCAACGCTCTTCAAGCCGAACAGACCGTCAGTTCGAGCTGCGAGACCGGCTAGGAAGATCAGAGGGTTCGCGACTGGCTCTTCGTTAGACATAGTGTTCTGCCACACTCGAGTGGGGACGGGCCGATCTGCTCCCGATTGGATATGCCGCATTAAGAAACGGTCACCGACCGAGACACTCCCTTTTAATCCTGCTGCAGCCACAGCCCTCACAAAAGTTTCGCGATGTCGAGTTAAGTTGTCATTCGAGGACGCAATAAGGGCTGTGTCATCAGACTGAATGTAATAATACTCGGTCTTACTACCCGGGGTGGTGCCATCGAGATACTGGCCCAGATACGTGATAAGCCGCCCCCTGTCCCAATCGTACGTCCGAGCGAGAGCAGCAGCGTTAATGATGGAGTTAGTGATCGTGCCCGTATCAGCGGTTACTTTCACGCCCGAGAGCAAAGCGAGTGGACCAGGTTTGAAGATCCAACCCCCCTCGGCATCACCGGTATAGTAATCAGGCCAGATGAGAGAGGCACCACGATGAAGGTGCATCAGCGCATCCCTCCAATAAGAATTGTTCTTCCACTCTGTCGAAATACCCATGATAAAGTGCTGCAGCAAGTCAATGGGAAGGAACCGATCAAAATTGCTGTAATCGCCCTCCACTAAGAAGAGCTTGTTATCGGCATGGAGCCGTCGCAGTCGATCATGTCTCAGCTTTTTCTCTGGTCCCCCATGAAAAGCACCAGGTAAGACGCGTCTGAACGCCTTCAGAATAGCTGATGCGGGTGCGATGCATAAGTTGTACGCATAGGGTACCATCCACGCAACTCTTTGAGAGTTTAAGCCCCTCAAATCATGACCCGTTACTAAGCCTGCCCCCGTTACCTCAAATTGATGCATCCATTTGTACCCCGGTTGTAGGCGCCGGAGGGGAGCGACGGCGAAAGGGTGACCCGCCAGGTTTTCATCTTTAACCCTCGCATCGACCTCCTCGAGTAATTGGGACCAGGAGTAACCTTGGTTGCACAAATTCTTGAAGAGGCTCACTGTAGCATCTCGAGTCAGAGGAGCGCCCGTCGTTGATAATCGAGCAGAAAAATAGGGATAGCCGGGGTTGGTATCGATAGGGTCCGATGAATCGATCCACTCCTGCTGGATAGCAGCGCGTCCCTGAGGAGAACGAGCAAACTGCTGATACACAGTGATATGTGCTTCGAGAGAATCGCGGAAGAATGACAAATCAGCCGCGTTCTTGCCAGCGTAGGAGACGGCCCACCATCCGGGCGATATAGCACGCACGACACAGGCTTTAAGCATGATGTCCGCGTTGGCCGCTAGGAATTGGACCGCGTCTCGGAAATTTTGTCCGGCTGCAGAGGGCTGTTTGTAAACGGGATGTTGATGGACGCTTCCCTCATCAATCGTCGTAACCTGCCGATCATGATCAAACTTCGTAGGAAGGCCTAGTGTCTTCCATTCATTTACTATAACGGATAGAATAGCCTTGGCATCCGATGCGAACGCCCCAAGATCCTTCTCAGTTTGTCCGGTCATGACGAAAGCGTCGGTATCACTGGTGTAAGCGCGCGTCTTATCGTCCCGGGTGAGGAAGCCGAATTTACCTCCGATTGCTCGAGGTTGTGCCCCGGAAAAGTAACGTCGGATAAGGTCAGGAAGACGGATGCCGCTTTCGATCGTAGCATCGGTCGTCGCAGTGATAGCTTCCTGAAATCTCCGCTTCTTATACCCAAAAGCGCTCATCGAATGATGCGATAGGGGATCACCTAATGCAGCGATTTGATATTTTGCCATAAATATAAAAAAATTTTTGTGAATGGGGAAAAGGAGATGGCACCCGAGTATAAAAACTGGATGCCATCAGTGAGAGAGGGAGAGCCATGATTAGTGAAAAACGTTGAAGAGGTTTAAATTTCACCTTTGCGTTTCTTCTTTCCTTGATCAATTAGAGGTTTCTGCTCAATCGTGGCTGCGTGAGGCTCTTTGTGTAACTCCTTGGCGAGATCCTGTACACCCTTTTCCATTAACACAGTGGGTCCGTGCTTAGCGACAGCGTCCTCTGCCTGAGCCTGCTCGGCAGTAGACCGATCCATCATCTGCTCCAGGACTGTCATGGACTGAGCGATCGATGCATCCGTGGCTTCTGTCTGCTCGAGAGCAGAGGTACTGTCTGTTACGTTGGATGTAATTCCGTACGCGCCGAACGTCACATAATCCGTGTAATACCCGGTGCGATCGCGATGCCAATCCTTCTTCACTACAGCTAGAGGGTACTCCTCACGGCCTTTATCGCCCATGATAGGTGCGTAAAATTGGTCCGTGTTGACGAATATACCCGTTAGCGGATAAGCGTAACCCAATGTGAGTTTAGCGACGGGAAGAGAAGCCTGTGGAGGGAGTGGAAACAACGCGAAATTCGAGAGCCCCTCGGCGAGCACAAACTCGCTAACTGCGAACGTTTCTCCATTCGCACTGAAATAATTATGGGGATGTTGCAGCATGAAGATGTTATCGGTCGTCACCAACGTGTCTGTCACTGTGGGAAGAGTGTCGTGGAAGCGACAGAAAAGGCCATTGCCTAATTTAATGTATGGCCTGTCCTTCTCGTCTGCCGTCTGGATCGTCTGGAGGGCGACATAATCTTTACCGTATGGCTTACCAGCGCCGACGATCAGTTGGAGGCGGGGTAGGACGGCGGGATCAACGGTCATATCGGCTTCTTCCGTCAGGAGTGAGAATTCGCTATTCTGATCAAGGTAGAGAAGACAAAAACCTGAAAACACCGTTGCTAAATCTTTCTGAACGTGTTGCAGAGTGCTCTGCCGCATTAGGACTTCGTAGCTAACGCCCGTCAATCTCTCTAGCAGGGATCGGACTGTGCGGAACGAAGCGCTGATAGATCGCGAGCTCATAACTTCGGTTCCAGCTGCAAGCTGAACAGGGAGCATAGTCTGCCACTGTTTATTAAGTATCTCACGTAATACGGCGGCTCTGCTCTTATCTACAGCCATCTCAACTTCCTTCTTCGCGTACGTCGTAAGGAGTGTGGCATCACTGATTAGTGCTAGAGAGACATCTTTCCTTATGTAAGCGTGATACGCTTCGGTGAACGTCGGCGCACCCGAGTCGATCACGAGAGATGTTGAATCGGCGTACTTTAATGAACCTTTCGTTATCCGCGCCGTTACAGCACAAGGAATCGTGAAAGGCAGTTTGGGAACGAGCGCTAAGCGCATTAACCGCTCAATTGATTTCTCGTCAACGCCTTTAGCAAGAGCAGGGATGAGATTGGCTACCGCTAGCGTGATCTGCTTCGATACGCTTTCAGATAAAACGACTAATGCGGTGAGAGTGGGGAGCGCATTGAAGGATGACACGGCAGCACCTGCGACGAGAGGAATGAACTCCCTTTTGCCAAGTGCCTTCAGATCCGCAAGTGAACCGCTTGGAGTAGCAGCTTCGACAGCGGCTGTGGCATCCGCGATAGCCTTGACGAGGCCAAAGTCCTCAAGCATTTCCTGCGCCAAGTTGATCATGTGGTCACCCTCACCCAATGCGGCAAAGGATGAGAATAGTTCGCGCACGTCCTGTCGCGCATGTAAAACGTCATTAGACCTCACAATATTCTCCAATTGTTTGGTAACGTGGTCAGGCAGAGGAGGAAAGTACGTCAGCCACTGCTGAATGCGATCATAAGTATCGAGATAAGCCTCCAGCGCGAAAAATTCAGGATAGATGAGCAGCGATCTGAGATAGAACGCGAACGTCCGGAGGGATGCCGCTCGTTCGAGGCTCGTGCTCACATCAGCGCGAGTTCGAGGAGCCACGAAAGAATACCACAAGTCGGTCGACAGAAGTAAACTATACACGTGATCTACGATACGTGTTAAAGCCAATCGGTGCGATAGAATACCTGGTGCATTCACACCGGTTTCGGTGATCTCTGCTGATTTACCGCCTTCTGCCGTATTTTTCTTTCCTGTCTTCTTCAATCGAAGGCTGAACGTTGAGATCTGCATAGTAGAAGGAACAAGGTACGGTAATTTGCTTCCTGTCAGATCGACTAAGACTTCCTTATATAGAGCAAGAAACTTTTGGTGCATAGGAAAGGCTACAGTATCGGTATCCAGTACCCATGCCTCCTTGTTCGCCTCGAAAGATACGATGAGGAAGGATATCAGATCGTAGTCCACATCGCTTAAGACGATCGACAGACGCGACGCAGTGACTAGTTGTTTAACGTACGTTTCTATGGCAGTACGATCGAGCTGGTGTCGATCGATCTTAACTCCATCCATCGATTCAATCACCTGGGCGGTGAGCTCCATAATCATTTGAATTCGCTGCAAGGATTCCAAAAGCTCTGTCATACTATCCAACTTAATCAGCTGTTGGAGGGCGCCAATCGAGTGTAATCCACGAGGGTACCCCGATAACCTCGATACGTTGACTTGTCTCTGTCTCAGCAGTTTGCCAAGATGCGAAGACATTTCGGTAACCACGGCCGCGTTAGACGTGACCGCTACAGGAGTGATACGTGTAAACATGTTTTTGTTTTATTGATGAAAGAAAAGGAAGCCTCTTCTCTCCGAAGAAGCCTCCTGAATACTTGAGATGATATCCAAGCTACTGCCAATACTCGTCAGGAAATTGTTGATCGTAGTTTAATTGTTGATCGTAGTTTGAGAAGGACGTAGCCTCCCAGGGATCAAATGACATTTGCTCATCTGGAGGAAGGGGATACATTGCGCCCGGATAGAAAGATGGCTGCGTCGCTGGATCTACTGCCACAGCGGGAGAGGGACCCGGTACGTAAGAATCGGGACCAGGCCATTGCGAGGTATTATCTCTCGAAACAGGCATGCTATAGGGGACAGGTTGTGGCGTCGATAAGTAGGGTCGTGGAGCGAATGGTGATACACGACTTGCTGATGAACGAACGAGCTGACTCTGAGCGAGGCGCTCCTCATTAGCAGTGCGAGCATCAATATCTCGCGCTTCCTGCTTAGCTTGGCGCTGCGCTTGGCGTCTGGCGATACGGGCCGTTCTTTTCTGTTGTTTCTTCGCTGATTTGCGAAATAAACCACCCATCTCTGCGTCAAGATTTTGACCGTCCTCTGATCCGGAAGCGAAGACTTGATCTAACTGGCCATCGATGATATCGCCTTGGCCGGGGTACTCCTCACTGGGATCACCATCAGCCGCATCAGCGACGCTCCGTAGGTGAGCAATTGCGCCAGGCAAATCGCCGTTACGGACGAAATCAGCGGTGGCATCACCATAGATATCGCCTATAGCGGTCAAATCGCCATTCGCAGCAGTACTGCCTGCGGCAGCGCCGGAGACGATCTCCTTAACTTTGCTCAACTGATCGGAGGTCAGACCGATCTGTGCCAAGTACGATACTAGGGATCCGTTAGGTCCTGTTTCAGCTTTTCGAGCTACGTTCAGTCCATCTTTAGAATCGCCTGAATGGGATATAGAACTTGCCCACTTCTTCAATCCAAGGACGCCAGCCAACTGGCCTAGCAAAGATAGCTTTCCTGCGCCTCCCAGAATCTTCGCGGGCAAGATATTACCCTGTAAAGGTTGGACAATATTAGCGTATTGTTCAACCATGTGACCGTCTCCAGCGAGAGGATCGCCCATGTGGGCAGAGGAGGGAAGGACATCCATCGCCGCATCAATCAGGGATTTGGAGCGCATCAAACGCTGCATTGTTGTCAGCTCGGCTACCTGCTTCCCTAAGAGGGACAGCTCATAGAGAAAATCGACATCTGAGATGCTCTCGAGGTAATCTTTGATGTTCTTCATGCCGCCTGCGAGGTTGCCGATCTTATTCATCGTTTTATCGATGAACGACTGCACGCCAGCTTTGTCGGCGGCGGAAGGGACGAAACTGACGCTCGATTCATCTATTCGCGCGCCCAATTTCTTCGCCCAGTCTTCGGGTAGAGAAAAAGCTTGACTCAAAATCTTCGCGTATGATTCCGCGTTGCCCGTCATCGAGCGGAGAGAAGCGACACATATAGTCGCTAACCCGGTTGCCAGATTATCGACATCTCTATCGTCAACGTACGTATCATCTAAGATCGCCAGCGGACTAATTCCCAGATCGGTCCGTGAAAAGACTGTCTTGGCGACGCTCGTGCCGCGCGCACTGAGTAGATCTGCAATGTCTTGTATGAGCCCCGGACTGGTGAAAGCGAGTACGTTCGCGGCGCGATTGTGCCGGGGATTGTCGTAATATTTCATTTGTTGTTAAATTAAAAGTGAACAAAAAGAAAAGTGCACGAACGTGCACTTTCTAAGTGACAAGAAGAGAAAAGGCATTAAAGGTTAGCGCAACGCTCGCGTTGACTAATAGTCCATGGGTCATTAGTACCGGGTACTGTCACTACAACGGAAGACTGGGATGGAACACCTGTCACAGTCACAACTATCGGACTTGCATTAGAGTATTGACCGATGACTAATTCGGGTAAATTCGTTACCAACTGCCAAGGTGACATGATGAATGACATCACGTAAGCGCCAGAGATAATTGTGAACGTCCAAGGAGTAGCACCGACAATTAGCGTCCCCTGCACAGTAGGGAAACTTCCGGCTATAGTCACGATAGTACCGGGCGCTGCGTACAGGTAAGGGATACCGACGGTTACATTGACGGCCGCATAATATCTGTTATTAACAGCGCCAGTCGCTGTGGCCGTGAAGACGCCTAACGCGTACGTTGCGGGAACCACTTCCGATAAGAAGGGGGTTTCGGCGCCCTGTTTATCCAACGCTACTTTGAGCGAGAGCGCAGGAAACGAAGATCGGGGATCCAGAGGAAACTGTCTTAGAGTGGCACCTGACACGGTGTAAAAAGGAAGGATTGTGTTCCTCTTATATTTATCCATGTTGGCTCGGGCGTACATCTGATTCTGGATTGTAGCGTTACGAGCGTTAGCGGCCAGAGAGGCTTGCACACGGGCCGCCTTCCGGCGGGCGTGACGCAGGCCCAGGAGATAACCAGCAGTGCCCGTAACAGCGGGGACCGCATATGGTAGAATTTTTCCAACGGTCGTGCGGCGACGGACGTCACCGTAAAGGTCGCCTGTGTCGGCATGGTCATCATCATCGATGTCGCCAAAAAGAGTACCCCAGGAATCAAGCATACCCGTTGATAGTTCAGCGGGATCGCCTCGGAAGATATCCCCGAATAGATGTCCTGCGTTAGAAATGTCCGCTTGCGGAGCACGCGGATCGGTTGAGCGGTTAATCGTAGCCATGTTCGGAGTTGAAGCGAGCATGCCAGCAGCTAGGAGAGTCGACATTGTTCGTGTTTTCATGTTTGTTGTGTTTAGATGTTATAAAGAGTGAAAAGTTAAGAGGGAAACATAGGGAGGCGACTGCGTGCAGCGGAATCGCGATAAACCGGCTTTACGACTCGCCATTTTAGAATGACAGTCGGCGTGGTGTTCGTAGGTCCAAGCACGACGCGTCCGACGTGAAGGTGATCAGGTTCAATCGCAATGACCATGCCCACCCGGTGGCCTGTAGTCGAGCCCGGAAAATCGGAGAAGTAATCGTTAAGCTTCAATAGCTGAAGAGCCCTGATCAACTGCGGTCTTTTGTAGAGAACGGGATCAGATCCCTGCGAAGCTGAATAAAGTAACTGAGCACTGGGGGAAAAATCAGGCGCGAGATCAAAAGCATTGCCGTCATCGTGACTGGGACTCTTCCTCAGGAAGGAAGTGCACCGCCATCTATGGCCTGTAACGCGCTCGATGTCACTCCAGACTGCGATGAAGGGTTCGATATTGAAACGGATGTTGTCGGCAGCATGGGGCCGATTCACGTGATCAGGGTTTTGGGATATGAAGGTAAAATTACCTACTTCCCATCTAGAAGCGGTTGCCGATGGTAGATTCATAAAACCCGCCTCCATGCTTGCTTAGGGTCGATCTTTGGATCGGCCCGAACTTTGGTGCCGCTCGGATAATATTCAAAATGAAGATGAGGTGCGACTTGCCCGCTGGTACCGGAAAAAGCGAGTATTCCGCCCGACGGAACTTCATCGCCCACCTTTACTACGGCGCGTTGAAGATGAAGATAACGATAGAGAGCGGGACCGCCCTGCGTTTTGATTGTTACATGGAGACCTGCGCCTGACCCAGGATCCTTCTTCACGCGCGTGACAATGCAATTGACAGGTGCGAAGACGGGTGTGCCCTCGGGCGCACGTAAGTCCACAGCCCGATGGTAAGTGGACGCTCCGGGTTTTGGACTTTTCCTACCGCCCCAGGGAGAGGTAACGTACGGTGTGATACCCCGGCTCCATTGAGGTAGGGGAACAGGTTCGTTCGTACGCAAGCCATACGCTACGTTCCATGCTACGCCAGGTAAACCTATTGTATCATCAGATGATGAAACAGCAAGATCACCTGACGGTGATAAATCGCTCATTCGGGTCAGGACGAACTTTTTTAACTGAGTCATAAACGGCACATCAGTGATGATCGCTTTATAAGACGCACCATCCTTGGTCAACCGATCTGGATGATCCCATTTTGTAAGTTTAGCGAAAGAGCCCTGTATATTCGCCAATCCCATTAGCGTACCGAAGCCTTTTTCACGATCGCGGAACACATCGGGAAGCTCGGCTAACGTTCGTTGGATGAGAGGCGTGGGTCTGAGTTGCACCCAACCCTTATCTGCGTTGTAGGAGAAGTCCTTAGTCACAGTATTCAGAGCTCTATTGATAAGGACGGGTATGACAAAGGCATATAATGGATCATCCCGGTGGTTCGTTGACGTAGCGGTATAATTCGCTTTCAGCCATTGGGACACGTAACGACGGACGTTCTCGGGTACACCTTCAGTCTGATTAGTACGTCGCGCTGTGATATCGGTCCACCATGCCGGCAGGAGACCCAAATAACCGGCATCCTTATACGCAGAGCGGGTCATCATACCTTCCCAATTCGCGATTGATAAGGCGGCAGCGACGAGCTCGTCCGCCGTGAAACCATGGCGAGGTCCTTGATTATAGATCATGTACAATCCCGCGATGAGAAGGGGGTCGGAGAAAGCGGAGGACCACCCTGGTGCACGTCCAGGAAAGGATGGAGCATCTACACCTATGGAAGTAGCGACTGGTTTAAAAACCCGTTGTGAATCTGAGCTCTTACTTAAACCGCTCGCACCAATACGCGAGCCGACGGCCTTCGCACCAGGTTTAGTGATAGCGAGTCCCAAACTAGAAGCTAGTGACCCTGCCATATCCTCGAGTAGAGAAGTAGCTGATTCACCAGGTCGCTCGATTGGAATGCGATCGTGGGCAAAATTGTTTTTCATATTTTAAAAAAAATTGTAGTTATAAATTAGTGTGGCTATTAATAATCCGATTCATCGGCAGAGTATTACGCTTTAATCTTTTTAGTGATGAGGGAGAAGGCGACCTCCACTAAACGTTTTGCGATCGTCGCGCTAACGTCAGATCCTGTCTGATCCTGCTTCGCAGTGGTGCGCTCGCGATAGATCGTGCCTTGTTTTGGGTCTACGCTATCAATCTCAACACGGGAAATGTGCTCATAATCAGAGCGGGAGCCATCAAGCGGCACATACCCCCAGCGTTCAGCATTGCGACGATCGGTGCTTCGAGTGAGAAGCCCACTCGCCGAAGGGGGAGGGATAATGAGAGCCATAGTACTGTGTACAGAGGCATGTGAGCCGGGTAGCAAAGCGAGGGAAGGTAGCAGTAGATGAAATCCATCGCCGATGACGTAACGGGGGGTTTCAGCGGCAATGTCCTCTAACATCGATAAGACGAGGAAGGAAAACCGAGAGGTCTGGCTCACAGAACCAGTTGAACGGATTGCTGAGACAGCGTCCGCCCATTTCTTCAGTCCTTTATGGTTGAGGATAGAGGGCGATGTGAGCCCGTCCCACACGACAGGGTCGATACCAAGAGCGGCGAGAGCAGCAGGGGATAAGCCCACCTCTGAGCTCTTGGAACCAAGCGCGTCAAATACGGGGTCTAATACATCAACAGCGTTGCGATCGAAAGAAACGACTTTCGCATTTGCAATCAACATGGGATCGTAGTCGTATACTGCTTGCGCTAGATTTCTCACGTAGATATCCAACGCGTCTTCCGCTGTATAAGATTTCTGAGGACCGAATAAGCCAGCTGCAGCTCGCAGTGCCAGCCCAGTGATGAGGTCTTCATTGGCTAGTACTCCACGAACAGGACCACTCATGTTAAGTTGTCTGAGATACTGCTCACCATAGGTTACGAGTAACCCAGCAGCGAGCGAACGACCGGACGGTCGAATAAGATCTCGATGGGAAGAGCCGTACGAGAAGATATCACGATCATCCATGATAACAGTTGGCCCATCACCACTGGTATCGTCGTTTAATGAGCTGAAGAAGCGGAGACCCTCAATAATGAGAGGAATGATGATTGCTGGATTCATACGTAGAGTTTTTAAAAGTTGAGTAAATAAATCACCGGCGCCTCCCGGCGCCAGCAGATCTCGT